TAATCTTAATATCCTTACTAATAATTTTTGAAGCTGATCACCCAATACCATTGGTTGAACCCTTTGTTTGGCAGCTTCTCCTATATAAATATTTGGAGATTGAAATACTGAGAAACCTTTATTACTTAATGTAAAGTTCTTATTACTTCCTATATTGATATTACGATTTGCTGATACCGTTATATCTTCTACAGTAGAGTCAAATATAATTCTATCAGAAGATATTATAATTTGATCAAATTCATTATTAGGTGTTACGGGTTCTTCAGTATTATATTCTTTTATAAATCCAAAATTATAATTAAATTTATTCTCAGGTTTATCTACATTTACTTCATCATTACCTTTGGCAATATTATAACCATCTTGATCTGCTGATAACCTATATCCAGGTTTACTAACTGCTTCATTGTTTTCAATTTCAGTATGTACTTCATTTGGAAAGTTATCATCTATCTTTCCAAGTGATAGCATAAAAATACCACTTGATCCATTACTTAATGATTCATTATCATTACCGTTATTATTTGAAATAAATAAATGTGGATTTTGATTTCTATTTCCTATTCTTATAGCATTACCGTATCTACCCTCTAACATCAAATCTGTTATATTTGATTCATAATACGATGGATTATTAGCTAAAATAAAATTAGAAATTGCTGGAAAATCTAAACCTTTGTTTCTTAATTTAACTAATTTAGATGTAAGTGTTTTAGGTATATATCTATTATATCCATCTGCTCTATCCTTTCCTAATTTCTTACCATGTAAGTGGTCGGAAGAATTTGATGGCGTATTTCTTGTATTAAGAGGACCTAAATAAAAAGTCACATCTCCAATAACTGTATATAAAATTAAATCACCTCTTGTAATTGAATCTTGAATTCCACGAAGTAATGGTACTGCTGACAATAATGGTGGATCATTTTCATCATTATACGGTTTAAATATAATCTTACCTGTTTCAATAGGTTCTTCTATTAAAAGGTTTTCATCATATGGATCTGTAAATACAGTTTCCACATGTCCTATATTAAAAGGAATCATTATGTATTTCCGTATTTCTTTCTAATTTCTTCTATACCCATTTCATCTGATTTTTTTTGTAAATCAGTTGATACATCCTCAAGAGCACCCATTAGTTCCTCTTTTTCTTCATCGGTTAATAATGTTACATCAGACTCAGCCGTCATAGTTTTAGCCATAAGCCTTTGATACAGAGTTGCTAATTTAACCAGGTTATCATCATTCTTAATCCCTACATCCATCAGTTCTTTTATAATAGGCCCTACAACAGCGATATCTTCTATGCCTTGTATGTAACCATGCACCTCTTGAATCAAGAGATCAATCTGAGTCTTTTTAAGCTTGGAATTCTCGTATATCTCTTGGGAAAGATCGGAGAAATTCTTATCACCAAATATTTTAAAGTCATTATCCATATAAGTATCCTAGTTATAAATATAGGATACAAGGAATATTATAGGGAACCAGTTATTGCTAGATTACTGATATGCCCTTTTGTAAGAATTTCTTCTTGTATACGTGGATATATACGGCGAAATACGTTAGATATTTGAGTTATCTTAGATGTTTGCACATCGGTCATTTCACGTATCATTATGTACAGAGCCTTCTTATTAAAGTTATCAATCTGATCTTTGTTCTTACATAGATATAATATAGATTCTGCTACATGTTTATCTTTTGGTTTAGGAAATAATACATCTAATCTTTCATATAGGTATTCAACAGTTTTTTCAAATACTTCTTTTGATATCGATGTATTAATTTTATCATCATTTACACCCTCACCGTTTAGAACAGATATATCATCATGTGATTTCATCTTTTTATAATTAGCATTGTTATTCAATATCAAATAGTTTTTAGCTACAATAGAAAAATAACTAAATGCTTTTGATCCACGAGTCTCATCAAATTTATGCATATTAATTACAAGGTTGGATACTACTTCTTCCTGTAAATCTCTAAACCCATAATCAAAGTAACTAAACTTAAATGTATTGATTATGTTCTCTGCTAGCTTTAGAAAGGCAGCATGTATCTCTTCGGTGTATATTTTATGTCGAAACGGTACATTATCTGATCTATTATATTCTACAATAGCATTATGTACAGGTGTTCCAAAATATATCTTACTTTTCTTTTTTCGCTTCTTTTTTAATGGGGGCATCTTCAACCTCTTCAAATAAATTATCAAGTAGTTTGCCGATTTCCTTCAGTTCCAAGAAAAAGAAACCTACTTCGTCATCGGCCTCAAATGTTCCTTTTTCATCTATTAGTTTTAGTTGTTGATTTACGTATTCTATTTTATCGTTTACTTGTAATATTATTTCTTCATACATGGTGATACGTTTTAAACTATAGTACACCAATAATGTTAAAAATAATGAGGTAGCGCTGAGAACAGCACAGAGGATTTGAAATATCATTGAATTATGATTCTCCGACCACGGAATGTATCAAAACGTTGAACTCATCATCATCTAAGAAGTCAACTTCTTTATCTTGAATCAAGTTACTAATACGTTTTACATGCTCAACTTCTTCTTCAGTAAGATGATCAATTTGCACTTCACCGTCATTCATGATATCGTAAACTTCATCAATTGCTTTGTTTACATCACTAACGTGTTGAGATAATCTATCAAGTTTTTTCTTCATAACATCTCGTTCTTTATCCATCTTATCTAGACGATCCATAAACTTAGTTAGTAACTTGTGTAGCTCTTCGTTTGATACTTCCATATTCATAAATATCATCTCTCTAGTAAATATCCATTCCGATATCTTCCAGGCTATCGATGGATTCTCTTCCATCATAGTCATAGTAGTCACCAGCTGCTGTGATATTTTCTTCTAGTGTTGCCTCATCCACAAGGTCAAGGTTTACACTTGGTTTGATATCCTCATCAGGTGAAGACTTCTTGTCCATTTTATTCATCATCATCTCATCATCTTCATTCAACATGAACTGTGATAGATCGATTTTTTTATTGTTTAGTTTCATTTTAGTCTCCTATTAATGTTAATGTAATTTACAAAATTATTAGTGATTTGTCAAGTAAAATCTTTCGTGTCTTCCGATTCATCACCTCGAATGAGGAGAGAGATTCGGATATCTTTTTATGAGAGTCAAAAGAGATTTTGCCGTTGGTTAATAAAGTACGAGAGTAAGAGAGTGCTAAGTCGTATCCCGATTCCTTATATATACGAAGTATGTCTTTAAAATATTCCATTACATTATCGTACTTTCTAACTCACCCCACATAAGAAGTGAATTCATTATGACATCGTCCTCTTCTGAATATGCTTCATCCTCTGGTAGTCTCCATAGCACTTTACCTGAATCATTATCATATATCTCTTGGATGTGGATTTCTTGGTCGGCATACTCCCACACAACAGTTAGCTCTTCATAATTATGACCTTCATCTAGCAATCCTACCTCTATGAGCAGGTTGTGTAAGGTGATGTCTTCGACACCACCATTTACATCCCAACCAATAAGGTCTTTAGTTCCATATCTTGTTTCATTTAATCCAAACATATTATCTGCCTCCTAAGTATTCAGGTTCTCCAACAACATTATCAACCATATCCTCTAGTTCAACCCACGTACCCTCGAATCCAGGCACATCCCTATCTAAGTCAACCTCGGTTTCAGTGGTTAGTGTGGTTGTGGTTATTGAAGATTCAGGAATAAATTCCACACCCTCGGATAATTGTATACCATTGTAATCTCCACCTTCAAAAAATTCATCTTGTTCTGAGACACAAGATTCGTCATCATTAGTGCCACATATTCTATTAGTGAAGTCATCTTCTAATCTAGTCATTAGCTTAGCTCTGGCTTCAGGCCCCATCCAATTCACACTATGAGGTTTATCATCAACCCACATATCGATAACTTTGATTCCATCAGCAACTGTGCTGAAAACATATTCAACTTTAATGTTGTCATCTAAGATTGTGTATTCATATAAGTAAGTCATTTATTTATCCTTTTTATTATTTATTGGTTATTTTCGATACGTTATATTACAAAGAAATATTGACAAAAGCAAGCACTTTTTTTAAATAAATTCTTTTTCTTTTCTCAAGTCTTCGTGAGGAACAGGTGCTTCTTGATCATCCTCAACATTGATTGTTAGCTCATCAACCAAGTCTCTGGCAGAATCTATAAAGTAAAGAGCATCACTATTCTCAGATGTATCAGGTGTTGAATTGTAAGCATCGGTTAGCTCACCGGTGATAAGTTTTAAGTATTCTAGTATTTCTTTTTTATTCATTATATTTCCTTGTTTATTCATATATGATATTACGAAGACTTTTTTATAAAAGCAAGCACTTTCTGGTCTTTTTTTATTAAATATATTGCTCTCATAATATGTAGTAGTATGAAGAACCCAAGCGTCATACTTAGGTTCATCACAATACCAATCATATTTCTTAGGATGTCCATTATCTTAGGTAGTTAGGACCAGTCCACTGAAAGTAGTTTTGGTTCTCAGCAAAGATATTACCTCTAGTATATCTGGCAGGACCTCTCCAACCAGCAGCTTTGAACACATCGCCTTTCTTACAAGGCACACCTTTTACAACTCCATCAGCCTTAGCGATGAAACCCCATACACTAGTACCTTGGATAACTTTGGTGTATTTTCTACCATCTTCGGTTCTGATATTATCATTAAATCTTTCAATACCTTCTTCCCAAGTAGTCCACTTAGCATAGTCGGTTTTAATGTTTTCAAGCAAGTTGTTTATAGCTTCGTTGTATCTCATTTTGTTTCCTTTATTGTTTATTTTTTCGTTATTTATCATACCTAATAATACGAAGAAAAAATGAGAAAGTCAAGCAATTTTTTAAATTATTTTATAACCAACTGAGATCATCATCCTCGTATTCATCTATTATTTTTATCTCGGTAAACCCTTGAGCAGTAAGTATGTTTGTGGCAGCTGCTTGGTTTTCAGCTGATAGGTGGAATGTAATTTTCATTCCATGAGGTATGTCCACTGAATTATCTCTTGCTCTTATTCTAAACCATTTAACCTTTTTCATTGAACTCTCGTAGTCTTTCCATATCACCTTTGGTCTTTTCCTTATGACATTTGCGACATAGGGTTTGTAGATTCTTCTCGTCCCAATATGACCAATCCACTTCTTCAGGCAGCTTATACTTCTGTTCATATAACGGTCGGATATGATCTATCTGAAATCGTGGATCATAATCTCCACACTCAGCACATTCAGCATAGTCTCGTTTCTTAATATACTTTCTGATATGCTTGGAGTTATAATACATTAGATACTCTTCACTACAATCAGGATGCCACGTTGATCTCATGTTACGCCTACCATACTCATCGTTGATGATACCATCACACCATCTGCATTGACCTTTCTCTTTCACATCATAGTAGGAATCAGGCTTGGGTGGAAATCTAAAATCATTCTCGAAAGTCTGTTCGTCAAACTTACGAATCTTCTTTCCGAATGTTCTACGTATTCTTGGCATACAACCTCTTTTTGTTGTGGAGCTGGAGGGTATCGAACCCTCGTCCATATAGTTTTTTTCAATAGGTCATTTACAGCTTAGTCAGGTTTTCCATCACTTGTAGGAGTCTTATTAATTTACCTGCAAAACCACTAACAACTTTGTTCAGAGTTGCCAACTGGCAGTTTCTTTAATCACTAACTTCCCTCTAGCTAAAGTGAGTTTGTCTAACTTATTTTATGACCGAGTGTTAGACAACTCAGTAACTTACGCAGCAGCGTAAGATGGTTGGTAATCTGCTGATTTCTCAGCGATTGGAGCAGCTGGGTAATCATACTCAGCCAAGTGCCAATCAATTACTAACCCTTCAAGCGAATTATCGCCATTTGAGTTTGGTGAGTTTTATTTAAGAGTCTACTCAAACTCTGCTGCACCTAATTGTCAAATAACATATGTCGAATCCAATTCAGCCCCATATACTAAATATACATATAAATAATATGAATGTCAATAACTATTTTAAAATAGTTATAGTGGTTATTTCCATATTATTATGGATGTTGTAAATACCACTT